AGCAGTTGAATAAAGAATTGCAAGACAGACAAGAATTTGTAAAAAAAGTTGATGATTTAACAAAAGCGATAGTTGATGCACTAAAAGAAAAATATAAACAAGAATATGAAGCAAAACAAGCAAGTATAAAAAAAGAGTTAGAAGCATTAGATAGATGGAAGGAAGAAAGTATAGATAGAATTAATAGTGTCTATGATGCGAAAATTAAAGCTATTGACAACGAATTAGAAGCTTTTGAAAAAGCTGAAAAGGAAAAAGATAGACTTGAACAAGACAAAGAAGAATTAAACAAAATAGAAGAAATTAAAACAGCTATAAAGTTTGAACATGATGACACTAACAAAGAGCAGTTGCAAAAAGAATTAGGAAAGATTTTAGCTGAAAGAAAGTAAAGAATAGAGCAGCAAGAAATAGAAGATAAAAAAGAAGCTTTAAAAAAGAGAAAAGAAGAATTGGAAGAAAAGAAAAAGACGAAATAGAAAATATAAATCAAATCTATGAAAGTGAAAAAGAATATTACAATAAAAGGCTTGAAGATGCTAAAAAGTTCTATGATGAAAGAATAAAAGAGTCTAAATTACAAGCAGAAGCAGAAAAAATGATAATGGATAAAAATCAAAAAGAAATAGTTGCGTTATTAAATAGTTATTCAGATGCATATAAAAACGCAGGTCAAACCTTAGGTGAAAATTACTTGAAGGATTTAAGCCTGCTATAAATGAAATCAAAAATCTAATTGATAGTATTACAAGAGAAATAAATAATGCTAGAAATGAAGCATTGAGTTTAAATAGCGATATTAGAAAAGGAAATTCAGCAGCTAATTCAAATTCAGGAAGAAGAGAAGCAACTTATAATAATAATTCAAGAACAGCGAATTATAATGTAAATGTTAATAGTACAGACTCAAATACAGCAAGAGAAATCGAAAGAACAATAAGAAGTCTAGCATTTAGCTTGTAAAAAAAAGGGGTGTGAAACTTGCAAAAATTAATATGTAGAAACTCGAAAGGGCAAGAGATTAAACTAGGAAACTCACGCCCTTTTTTGTTAGAAAAAATAGAAAACGGAGCAAATACTAGCGCTAATATTTCAGTTTCGAACAATCTAGGTGATGGTGTAAGTATAGATGATATAAGTATAAAAGAGAGATTGCTTCCTGTTTCAGCGGCTATTTATGCAAAAAATAAAGAAGATTTAGAGTTAAAACGTGCATATTTAACCTCTTTGTTTAATCCTAGGCTCGGAGAAATGGAGTTTATATATACAAATAACGCATTAACTAGACGCGTCAAAGGAGTTGTGCAAGACATAACATTTCAAACACCAGTTGGATTAATGCAAAAGTTTCTTATACAGCTCTTAACACCAAGTCCGTTTTGGATGGATGAGTTTGTTTTAAAAGAAGAAGTTGCTTTGTGGGTTGGTGACTTCGAATTTACTTTAGAGATAAGTAATGAAGGAATAGAAATGGGGCATAGAGTAAGTAATTTAATTTGCAATGTAATAAATAATGGCGATATTGAGTGCGGTATGAAAATACAGTTTAAAGCACTTGCAACAGTTGATAATCCTAGTCTATTTAATGTAAATACAAGAGAATATATTAAGATAAACAGAACCCTTGAAGCTGGTGACTTATTAGAAATAACAACAGAATTTGCAAATAAGAGAATAGAGTTAGTAAAATCAAACTATGAAAGAATAAATGTTTTCAATTGGATTGACTTGGATAGCGAATTTTTACAACTTGAAGTTGGAGATAATTTATTTAGATATGACGCAGATGTTGGAATTGATAATTTAGAAATGTCTATATATTATAATCCGCTTTATTTGGGGGTGTAATATGCAACAAAGTATAAGAATATTAGATAAAAATATAAATTTAATCGCTGAAATAGATAATTACGAAGAATTACAAATTATTAAAAGATTTCACAAAGTAGGAGAGTTTAGTTTAAAAATAAATGCTAATAAAAATCACGTAGATAAATTAGTTAAAAATAATATAATTCTACTTGGTAAAAATTATAATAAAGTTTGTTTAATAATGCACAGAGAATTTATGTATACAGAAACAGGAGAAAAAAGCGACGTTCTATTTGTCAAAGGTGTAGATTTAAAAGGTTTATTAAATAGAAGGCTCATTGTACCAAAGACTGGAGAAGCTTTCGAAAGTCACGAAGGGACACAAGAAGAGATTATAAAAGCTTTTGTTAATAATAATTGTGTAACCCCTTCAAGCTCAAAACGTGTAATTGATAATCTTATCATTTCAGAAAATAAAAATCTTGGAAGTGCTGATATGTGGCGCAGCTCTTATGAAAATTTAAGCGATAAAATTCAAGAAATAACAGAATTTTGTGGGCTTGGTTGGGAGATAACATTAGATGCTAAACAAAAGAAATTTATTTTTGACGTAATCGCGGGTAAAGATTTGACTATTAATCAAACAGAAAATCCACCGATTATTTTTCGAAGTGATTTCGATAACATAAGAGCTAGACACTTTACAGAGAGTATAATTAATTCTAAAAATGTTGTGTATGCTGGAGCAAGAGAGGATGCAACAAAGCTAGTAATTTCAGTTGGTGAGGTTGATGGTTTTGAGAGAAACGAAGTCTTTGCAGATGTAAGCGAAAATACTATAAGTATACTACAAAAAGAAGGCGAAATTAAATTAAAAGAATATGAAGAGTTAAAAAGTTTTGAATTAGAAATAGACCCTAAAAATACTTTTATATATGAAAAAGATTACAATCTAGGTGATATTGTTACAATTCAAGATAGAAAATTGAAAGTAACAATGGATACTAGAATTGTAGAAGTACAAGAAAGCTACAGTAAAAATGGCATGAAATTAAAAATTACGTTTGGGAGCAGTATACCAACCTTATTTTCGAAGATAAAAAGGATGGTGAGATGATGGAAAAAAGTTTTGTATTTAATAGCATAAATGGCGATAGGAGATACAAGGCAGAGGACTTTAGAGAATACTTTGCAAGCTTCATAGGAAATGGTGTATTCCCTAATCCAAGTACAAATTTGCAAGTCGTTGATAATAATAATATGACTATAACAGTAAAAAAAGGTAAGGGCTGGATTAACGGAGCTATCTATATAAACACAGACGATTTAGTAATTAATATAGACGCAGCGGACGGGATTTTAAATAGAATAGACAGAGTAGTCTTAAGATTTGATACTTTAAATAGAAATATTAAATTAGCTGTTAAAAAAGGTACTTTTAATAGTTCCCCAGCTGCAACAGAATTACAACGTGATGCAGATGCGTACGAACTTGGATTAGCTGATATTTACATCAAAGCTGGAGCAATAAGTATTACACAAAGTTCTATAACAGATTTAAGATTAGATAAAAATCTGTGCGGAATTGTAAAAGGTACAGTAGAAGAAATAGACACAACAACATTACTTGCGCAATTGAACGCTTGGAAGGATGAAGAAATAAGTAATTTCAATGCTTGGCGGGAAAATCAAGAGAATAAACAGGAAGATTGGTATAACACTACAACAACAAACTTTGTATCAGAATTTAACACATGGTTTGAAAGTATAAAAGGCATTTTGGATGAGGATGCAGCTGGAAACTTATTAAATGAAATAAACAAAGTAAAAGAAGATTTGGCAAGTATTGAAATAACAGCACAGCGAGCTACTGTAGAAGATGCAGAAAATTTATTTGAAGCTGATTCGCAAGGAAATAAAAATGTTGAAATAGCATTAAACCAATTAGCGAAACATTATAACTCTTTAGCAGAGCAACAAGGTAATTTAGAGATAGAAGTAAATGGACAAAGAGCGAAAGGAATTACTATAGTAAACAACTTAATAGATATGATTTAATAAAGGAGCGTGAAAGATGACAACGAAATTAGAAGAAAATGCAAAACTAAGAGAAATGATAGATGCATTAGAAACTGCAAAAAATGACTTGCAAGTAGGTAAAAATAATATAGCTAATATTCTGGGCTTACCTTTTACAGGAAATGACAAGTTAGAAACAACTAAGAATACATTAAATTCAATTAGAAGTACTTTTGTTTCAAATTTAAATAAAAAAGGTGTGTCAACATTTGCTAATACACCTTTTAAAATTTTAGCTGAAAATGTAGGGAAGGTAGAACAAGGCAACATGATTGTTCCACCTTGGTATGTTCCTAAAAATGTATTTATTGAAGCTTTGAGTACTTACGCTAAAAATGGAATAGCATGTGTTTCAGCAGAAAAAAAAATCTACTTTATAAACGGTTATGCAGCTACGTCGGATTCAAATAACCTTTGCTATGATGCTATTTTAAACACAACAACAACTAAAAATACACCTAGTTCTTTTTCGAAGTCTGCATTAATTTTTTATAATGGATATATCTATAAATTAGGTGGTTTTAGTGGCTATTCAGCTCCTACAACTATATGTCAAAAATATAATATTTTAACTAATTCATGGACTGAAATAGCAAATATGCCTACCGCAAGAGGAAGTGCTTGTTGTGAAATGTATTCAAATCAAATACATGTTTTGTATGGCGGAGAAGATTCTTCTTCATCTCAAGCAGTTAGAGTTGTTGAGTATTATAATACAACGTTAAATACTTGGTCTACAAAATCAACTATAATAGATTCAAAACAATCGCATTATTTTGTTTGTGCTAAAGTCAGCGTTTATAAAATTGTTGTGTTTGGGCTAAGAAGTTCTATTTCTGCTCACTATCTTACAACAATCAATTATGACCCTGTAAGCGGAACTAGCAGTAAGGCAGGAGAAGGCTTTGATAGTAATACTTTTGCCGTACCACTAGGTTCAACTTTGTATGTGTCAGATTATGGTTATAAAGCTGGAAGTGGCAAATGTGGAGTTGTTATTTTTTCTGATAGTGGAATTAAAAAATTAACTTTTGATAAAGGAACTGTTCCCAGTTATAGCTATTTTGGAGCTTCGGTTGATGGTAGACAAATATATTTTATTTTAAATGGTAAGATTACTTGTTTTATACCAGAATTATAAAAAAAGGAGAGAATGAAAATGATAAAAATATGGGATAAAAAAGAAAAAATAAATGGAGTAGAAGCAGAAGAAATTTTAAAAAGTAATTATGATTTTCAAACTAGCGAAGTGTTTTTAATACTTGATGATTATGAAAGAGTTACAAATATAGAGTCAGTTAATACAATTAAATCTATATATAAACTAGATAAGAGTTTGACAGCTTTAGAAACAGCAGAAAAATATTTAGAAATGCATAAGAAACAAGAAGAAGAGATAAAAGCACATGAGGAACTAGAAAAAAATTCTAAAAATGCAACTATAGCTACACACGAAGAAGTAAAAGCATTAAGAGAAGAAACAGCAGCATTAACTTTTGCAATGATTGAAAAGGAGTTGATATAGATGTGGTACAAAATAATAAAAAAATACTATGAAGATGAATTGTGGTCTAAAGAGCAAGTTAAAACAGCAGTAGAAAAGAATAAGATAACATCAACAGAATATAAAGAAATTGTAGGAGAGGATTATATTGTATAGTCCTTTTTTAATTTTATATAGTAACTATTTGTCAAGAAAGAGTTACTAAAAAGCTTTATACTTGTTTATTTTGCTTGTTTTTCTATTAAAAATAAAATTATTTATACTATATATACTTTGTAAAAATTACTTAAAATCAATCGCTTTTCTATTTTAAAAAGTAACCATTACTTGACAAACAGTTACTAAAAATAGAAAGGTGATATTTTTATGATAGAAAAATTAAACGAAAATGCTAGTTTAAGTGACTTAATAACCGCTTTTGAAAATAGTACAAAAGAATTAAAAGCAAGTAAAGATAATTTTACAAATTTGCTAGGCAATCCATTTTTAGAAAGTACTAAATTCTCGGAGTTTGAGGGTAAAATGCAAAATCTTATGAGTACTTTTAAAGATAATTTAAAAAGTAAAGGCATAAATAGTGGTAATACAGAGTCTTTATTGTCTTTAATTAATAAAGTTGCAAATATATATATACCTACGCCGATATATACAGCAAGTGGCGAGTGTACTATTGATAATAAAGGTACATGCAAAAGATATACAATTAGTACAGCTGGAGACGTTTACTACGTTAGAATTAACTTAAATTTTTATCCGAAATTTATTGTTATGTATAACTCCGGTGGAGCTAGTAAATATTTTACAACCAGCTATTTTTGTAGTTATGTTCCTTTCATTGCTTCAACAGTAGAAAGTTATACGACTTACTTGCTTGATAAAAGCGATAGTAGGATACAAGTTCAAAAAGGAACATGTATTTTACCTATAGTTTACAGCAAGTATGGTAGTTCTAGTTTTTATTTTCATGCGGTAGGTTAAGGAGTGGTTTTATGAATGATTATATAGAAGTAGGAAGAAGGATATTTTTTGATGAAGAAGGCGAAATAATATTCTATGAAGGACAATCAAAAGGGAATGTTCCCGAAAGAAAAAATATTAAAAAAATAGAATATATAGATTTGGAATACGATTATGTTGATTATGATAAGTACAAAATAATAGGTATAAATATAGAGACTAAACAGCCAATTTTAGAAGAAATACCAATCTATATGAGTGAAGAAGAAAAGAGAATACAAGAATTAGAAAATCAATTACTAATTGCAGAAAATGAAAAAGTAGGAGGATTATTATAAAGAACACAATAATGTTGTAGTAAGAATATTAGCTAATAAAAAATAGCGAAGTAGTAAAAGAAGCAGAACCGTATAAGGTTCTTTTTTTATAGAATTAGATAATTTATAAGTTTTATTTTGATAAAAAAACGGAGGAAAATTATGGAACAATTATTAACAGAATTAAGTAGTTTAGGAGCAATAGGCATATTATGCGCTTTGCTATTTAAAAATACCATGCAGGAGAAAAAAGAAGATAGAGATATGTATAAAAAGACAGTAGAAAATTTCATAGAACTATCTACACAGCAACAAGAGATAAATAAGAATATACTTGTTGAAATGGGAGCAATGAAAACAGACGTAGAAGAAATCAAAGAAGATGTAACAGACATAAAAGACATGTTACAGAAAGAAGGTCTTTAAATGAAAATAGCACTAACAGCAGGGCATACGCTAACAGGAAAAGGAACAGGAGCAACAGGGTATATAAATGAAGGAACAGAAAACAGGATACTAATGGAATTGATTGCTAAGTGGCTTAAAAAAGGTGGTGCTACTGTATATAGTGGTAAAGTAGATAAGTCTAATAACTACTTAGCAGAACAATGTCAAATAGCCAACAAGCAAAATGTAGATGTAGCTGTACAGATACATTTTAATGCAAATAAGACAACTCTAAATCCCATGGGTACAGAGACAATTTACAAAACTAATAATGGTAAAGTATACGCGGATAGGGTAAATACTAAATTAGCAACTGTATTTAAAAACAGAGGTGCAAAATTAGATGTCAGAGGGCTTTACTGGCTTAGTCATACAAAAGCTCCAGCGATATTAATAGAAGTGTGCTTCGTAGATAGCAAAGCAGATACAGACTATTATATTAGACATAAAGACATAGTTGCTAAGTTAATAGCAGAAGGTATTTTAAATAAGACAATAGAAAATAGTGAGGATAAGAAAATGTATAAACATACAATCGTTTATGATGGAGAAGTTGACAAAATCCCTGCAACTGTGGTTGGTTGGGGTTATAATGATGGGAAAATACTGATATGTGATATAAAAGATTATGTACCAGGTAAGACAGAAAATTTATATGTTGTAGGAGGTAGAGCATGTGAGAAGATTGGTTCTATGACTAAAGAAAAATTTACTATGATAAAGGGTAATGATAGATTTGATACACTTTATAAAGCATTAGATTTTATTAAGAAATAAGTTTGTAGAGAGTGGTAACTATTTCATCAGTTACCACTCTCTATTTTTTTATCCTTTTTGTTATATTCTCTTTCAAGTGCTGTTTTTTTAAAAACCCATGTCGTTCCGAATTTTTTACAGTCTACACCTTCCACAAATTTTCCATTTCTTATATTAAGTCTTAACGTACTTTCACCTTTTTTATAAAGTTCACAAGCATCTTTTATAGAGATTAGTTCCTCAAATACATCTTTCATTTTAACAACTCCTTTTATTTATATTATAATCGCAAAAGTTTAAAAAGACAAGAAAAAAATAAACGTTTATGTTTAAAAAACTATTGACTTAATAAACGTAAACGTTTATAATATGATTAAAGAAAGATAAACAAAGGGGGATTTAAAAATGAAAAAAATAACTAAGAAAGAAATTAAAAAGTACGTTAGAGAAGCGGTTAATAACAATTTTAACTGGGAAATAAATAAATGTGGGTTTTACATTAAAAATAATGAAATAGAATTTTTTATTTCTTACAAGGGTCAAGGAATAGATGAAAATGTATATAATGATACTTATGAAGAAATAATTTACATTGAGGATATTATAGAAGAATACAGAAGAAAAGAATACAATTTAGAAGATGTAGATTCTATTGTATATGACAATGTAAATGATATGATTAATTGTTATAATGAAGAAAAGTAATAAAAATAAATACAGTGAGTTTAATCAAATTCACTGTATTTATTTTTACAATAGTAGAATAATATTATTAGTTCAGGATGTGATAGGCTTGAAAATTGGAGATAAATTCGAAAACCTTACAATACTAGACATAGAACAAAAAAACAGTAGGAAATACTGTCTATGTAAATGTAAAAATTGTGGCAATGAAAAGTGGATAAGAGCAGATAGTTTAAAAAGAATTAAAGGGTGTGGATGTTTGCAAAAAGAAACACAGTTTAAGCAAAATGATTTGACAAATAAAAAGTTTGGAAGATTAACAGCACTAAAAAACACTAATAAAAAAGCTAAAAGTGGTCACTATATTTGGATTTGTAAGTGCTCTTGTGGAAATGAGATTAAGACAACAGAAAACAATTTAACTACTGGCAGAACTAAATCATGTGGATGTTTGAAAAAGGAATCTAATATAAAAAATGCAAAGGTAGCATTAAAAGTACATAAAGAAAAAAACATTATTGATGATACAAATCTATCTATTATAAAAAAGACAGAAGCATATCCTAATTCAAAAACTAAAATTAGAGGAGTTTCTTGGAATAAAGAAAAAAGAAAATACTGCGCACAGATAGAATTTAAGAAAACACATTATAATTTAGGATACTATGACAACATAAGAGAAGCAGAAGAAGCATACAAAAAAGCCAAAGAAAAATTCTTAAAAGAAATAAACGGAAAAGTTTAAAAAACCATTGACTTAATAAACGCAAACGTTTATAATATAATTAAAGAAAGAGATAATCAAGAGGAGGATATAAAAAATGAATAAACAAAAAGCTAGAAGATTTTTAAGAGTTATAGATATGAATATAGATAAAATAGAGGAAGAAGCTATAAAAGCTTTTAAAGAAAGTTGTTTAATCAAAGAGACTAATAATATAAAAATTTATATCGATATACAAGGAAAAGTTGAAGCGATAGCAGTTCAAACTTGGGCTAAACTTTTAGATGATAACAAAGAAATTAATATTTTCACATTAAATCAAACACCAACTCATTTAAACGATATGCTTGGAGAAATTTGTTACGTAAACGATTATGAAGAATTTGAAAATTGGTGTGAAAATGAGTGGGAAAATTTGGATTGGGATAGTTATAAAAAATTCAATAAAGAAAATTTCGAAGAAATTGCTGAAAGAAATATAGACGATAGCACATCAGTTTTTTTAGAAGAATTACAAAAAGGCATTGAAAGTTGTAAACAAGAATTGCAAAATATAGTTGAAAATTAAGTAGAAGAGTATTATTATTAATGTATATAGTATCGCTTTTAAGATTAACTACGAGGGATTTAAAATATTTTTTAATTTATTTAGAAATGATATTGTAATAAGAATTTTTATATTAACTACGAGGGATTTAAATGTCAATTTAATTTATAGAGAAATAATATAATATCACATTATTTTATATTAACTACAAGGGATTTAAATATCAATTTAATCTATATCTATATGATATAATATCCAATTTTAGATTAACTATACGGAAATAAAAACAGTGTATTCAATAAATACACTGTTTTTTTAATGTTTAGTTATTACGATAACTTAATCCTTCAAGTATAAACCCTACATTTTCCGTCATTTCAAATTCGCTACTTTGCAATATTCCTTCCGTAAATTTGCTGTCATTTGGTAATGTTATTTTTTTCCTTGCCACCGCTTCTATGATTGTTTGGAATAGTTTAATTTTCATATCCTTATCAACTCCAGCATATCGCAAAAAATTTACAACTTCTTGTGAAAACTTATTTAATTCAGATTTAGTCATTTTTTCGGATAATTCTTTTCCGATTTGCAGATAAACGTTCATTTTTTCCAACCCCTTTTTAGATTATAGTTAAAACATATTATTTAAACAATATTAATATATTGTAATAATAATATTAAAATATTACTTAAATATTATATATACAATATTTAAGTAATATCTAAACAATATAAATATAATATTATTTACTTTTTCTTAGTCTTATTTCTTCTATTTCTCTCATTGTATATATTTAAATTCTCTTCTTTTATAGTGACATCAGATAAAATTTGAGTTAGTATATCACTTAATAATTTGCTAACGTCGCTGTTCATATCAATAGAAAAAGATTTTAATTTGTTTACAAGTTCTTCATCAAGCGTTGCACTCATAGTTACTTTTTTACTTTTCTTATTAACTAGATTATATATGTTTAATGTCTTATTGTCTGTAGTTGTAGAATCATTTTGTATGATTGTTCCATTTCTTTTGAAAACTGGTTTTTCTTTATTAGATAAAAGTTCTCCGTCGAATTTTGGCATCTATAACACTCCTTTCACTTTTAGTTCTTCTAACATATTAGCAAACTCTTGTCTGCTGAAATGCTCTTTAGTTATTTTTGTATAATCTGTTAGAGATAGTTTTTTCAATAGTGCCTTCTCTATAAACTCGTTTTTTCTAATATATGTATCTAACATAATATCTCTCATATCGTTAAACCCTTCCAGATAAGAATCGAAAGTATCACTAATTTGAGTTTTCTTCTTCTCAAATCCAACCAAAACAGTACTTTTTATATTATCCTCTTTATCAAAATAGGTTCTATCAACATCCCAGAGCTGTTTAAATAATTCTGCTCCTCTTAAAGAAGAAATGTTTTTATCTTGAATTAGAATAATTATACTATCTGCTAAGAAAAGTACATTTTTAGCTGTCAAATCGTAGCGTGGAGATAAATCACAGATAATATAATCATACTCACTCAAAGTATTAAAGTTTTGCATGTACCAGCGAGCTAAAAATTTCTCTCTTGCTGGTAAAGGTGATAGCTCTTGTTCAAATCTAGCCATTTGTATGTCGGAAGGAATTAAGTCTATATTAGTGTAATTTTTATTAGGCGACTTGACTATTGCATCATTAGCGCTAATCCCTTTTAAAATATCTAATGTAGTATTATCATTATGATTTATTTCATAAACATATTGTGTTAGATTTGCTTGTACATCTAAGTCCCATAAGAGTATTTTTTTATCTTTATCTTTTGCAAGTTCATATGCTGTCATTATAGACGTTGTTGTCTTATATATTCCTCCTTTTATGTTAAAGTACGTAAGTAGCTTTGTATTAGCCATTTTTCTCCACCTCATTATTATATTTATAATATTATAATAATATCATAGTATTGTTTTTATAATATTACAACAATATATTAATATTATTAATTTAAATATTTAAATAATATAAATACAATATGTAAATATTGCATTCATAATATTAATATATTATATTCACAATATTAAAATATTGTATATGCAATACTAAAATAATATTTTTATAATATTACAGTATTATTTTTATATTATAGTAAAATTTAAAAAAGAAGGCTAAGAAAAAAGCAACCTTCTTTTTATAGAAAAAGTCATTCATTCTTAGCCTTTTCAATTATTATCCTGTCGCCCTCGAATGTTGCCGTAACATTAGGGTTTTCTCTTGTTATGCCCATTTCATCAGCCCATTTTTTGGGAACACTCATTCTAGGAGTAAACGACCCACTCCCACCTTTATGAAAGTTAAACTTTAAATCTCTTTTTTCTTTTTTCATTCATTAGCTCCTTTTTTGCTGTATTACAAAGAAAAGTAATAATACAACACTAAAAACTAAACCGAGTATGTTGCTTGTACTAGAGTTTAATACTATAGATACTATATTTAAAACTATAGTTATTAAAACTAAAACAATACAAATCTTATAAAATTTATCACTCATGTTTTTTTTAGAAATGTGTTATAATATTAGAAAGAAGTCACCTAGAGAGAAGGGCTATTCTCTCTAGGCTTATCCTTACAACTCTTTTAAAATTCTTAGAATTGCAAGGATTATGTTAAGTAATAATAAGATGAAGGAGAAAACTTTTTTAACTATGTTAAATTTGTTTTCTCTTTTCTTTTTACTTCTTTCTAATCTCCCCATTCCTGTGCCTCCTTTCTTTTATTTCTTTTTACTTTCTCACCTCCTTCTCTATAAATATATTATATCATGACGGGGCGTCAAAGGCAATAGTTTTCTCCTATTTTTTAAACAAATTTTGGTAAAAAGTAAAGATTTTAGTATATTAGAAATGATGTAAAATTGTATCTTTTTTAAAAAATGTGATATAATAAAAGCAAGGAAATAATGATTTACTTTACACAAGAGTAGCTATTTCCAATCAGATTAAAAATAACTTATTTTCTTAAACCACTCTTATTGGCGTTTGAGTGTTTTTTAATTTTATCGTTCTTAAAATAAACTTTGATAAAAATAAAAAAATAGAATACTGAAAATGATGTAAAGTTGTATCTTTTAAAGAAAATGTGATATAATAAAAGCAAGAGAACTGTATTCTAGTCGTAAGAGTAGAGTTTTCGTCTAAAGTAAAAAAATTATCTAGACTTTTTGAATTTGATTTTTAAATCAAATTCCCAACCACTCTTTTGCGCAGAGTGGTTTTTTACTTGTCTAAATAATTTACTAATTATATAGAATATTAAACTAGCTATAACACCAGCTAATATGTTAAGTAAAAAATTATCCATACATATTCACCTCCCCTCATAGCGTTGGGAGGATAATCTTTTGTGTATAGACTCCACTCTTTTTTTAGAATATAGATTGCTTCTCTTGCTAAAATTATTATAACATATATTTACATAAAAAAAGACTTAGTATATATACTAAGTCTTTTAAAATATAATTTATTTTCAAAATCAATATATTTTTTTATTTTATATTTATGCTATAATTAATATTAACTTATTACAGATTACAAAAACAAATAAAAAAGGAATAAGCACCAAGTCGCCAAACTAACACTTATTCCTTACCACGGAGCTTGAAGCTCTTATAAGATATAATTATATCTTTTTTTAACTAATTTATAAGTTATATTATAGATTAAAACAACTTATAAATCAATGTTTTAGAGTTAAAAATAATTTGAAATTTTTAACTTAATTAGTTAAAAGTGCTTCAAGCCCCGTTTAGAAGGGGGAAATAAAATGTCTTTAGAAGAAGCAAAAGAATTAGAAAAAAATTATAAATTACCAATGCCAACTTTTTGTTTGAAAGAAAAAGGATATTTTGCAAGAGAATACGCCGCCTTGATGTTATTAAGTAACGGAGGAATGAAAATTATGCATACAGAAAAAAATAGATACTTATATCAAAATAAATTCGATATAGATGCATTAGCAAAACAACTAAGCATTTCAAGAGCTACATTATACAGAAATATTAAAAAATTAGAAGAACTTAAATGTGGTATTCTAAAAATAGAAAATACGAAAAATGGAACTGTATACAGACTAAAATATGGAATTGAAACAGGTTATAATGACGAAGTGCATAAGTTTGTTACAATACATCATAAAATACTTGAAGAATTAGTAATCAATTTCAAAACTCCAAGCGTAAAACTTTATTGTCTTTTATGTTATTTAACAAATGAAATAGATTTTAAAGTTATAGACGAAGAATTTTTATGTAATAATATTGGTCTTTGTGGCAAGAGCGAAAGTAATAAAAACAAAGTTAGAAGTATGATACGAGTATTAATGAAATGCAAATACATAGACGTAAAAAAAGAGAATAGAACTTTCTGGAATGAAGAAACAAAAAATAAAATTAATAAAACACTAAAATTATATAGATTATGTAGTTACGAAGAGTGGAAAAACTTAAATGATAAAACAGACTTTAAAGATTAAGGTCTGTTTTTTTGTGGATAACTATGTTAATAACCTGTTGATAAAATGTGGACAACTTATTGTTTTTTAATTAGAAATCTAACTTGTCTCAAAAAGTGGTGGGTGCATTCTCAAAAAGTGGTGGTCGCATTCTCAAAAAGTGGTGGTCTAAATATATAGAGAACTTAATAAATAGAAAACATAAATATGTTTTCTATTTATTTCTTTATTTAAGAAAATCGAAAACTTAAAAATTTTTAATCTATGTAATTAGAAATCTAACCGGATGCAAAAAGTGGTGGTCGCTATTTAAAATGTTATTAGCATTTTTCAAAAGTAAAGAAACTCTTAGAATATATCTTTTGATAAAAAGAAAATGATTATTTGATTAAGAAACTAGAATATCATTTAGAAGCGATACAAGACACCAGAAACAATTTTTCTATTTGCTATAAATAGTTTATGTTAAATAGCATAAAAATATTCTTAAAATGGAAATAAATAGGTATTGCTCTTTTGAATCATTTTTATACTACTAGAATAGAAAATTAAAGGAATATAAGTTTTGATGTTGAAATATATAACAAAACATAAAAATACGGAGGATTTGAGGATGAAAAAAGTATTATTATTAATTACAGTATGTTTATTAAGCGTAGGGTTGGTTGCTTGTTCATCAACTAATAACAAAGATGCTGGAAACACAACTAAAAAAGAAAAGAAAGCAAACGAAAATGAGGTTGATGGAATTAAAATAACTATAAAAAATGTTACAAAAGAAGATATAAAAGGAGATATAAACGAAGACGGAAGTTTTAACGAAAATGGAGAATATTTTAGTGATGGAATCGAAAAGAAAAAGGCAGCTGATTATGTGTACGAAGTTGTAAATGTAGAAGTAGAAAATAAAACAGATAAAGCGGTTAAATTATTTCAAACAGGATGGAACGCAGTCGGTACAGATGGTTACGAATTTAAAGATATAAAAGCAACTGATAAATTAGACAATCAACAAGTACCAGCTAACTACAAATTTGATGCACAAGTTAAAATATTAGTTGAAAAGAATATGAATGTAAAAGAAATAGTTTTAAAATATAATCTAAAAGATTATTCAAGACTTTTTGAAGCAATGGAGTATGCAAATCAAGGAGCGTCAAAATCAGATGTAGAGAAAAAGTTTCCAGAGCTATACAAGGATAATTGGATTGAATTAGGAGAAATTAAAGTAGAGCAGTAAAAAAAAGGGCTAGGTATAAGCAATTACCTAGTCCTTATTTTATATTCTTTTAAAAAATCTCTACTAAGTGTTTTAACTGCTTTTTTATTATATTTTTTAGTGTTTTTTAAATGCTCCCTTTCTTTTTCTAAAAAAAAATCAGATAAAACCAATTGGTCAATTTCTAATACATCAGCTAGTAAAATAATTTGAGTTAGAGTTGGACTATGCTTAAATTTTTCATTTTCCATTTTCGAAATGTAACTTTGACTTATACCTGTCAATTCACTTAATCGACGTTGAGTGAGTTTTTTCTTTTTTCTATGATATTTTAATAATGTATCCATAGTAGAAATTAAACTATAATGTTAAAAAACATTAAAATCAATAGGAAAAAATTACATTTCACAGAATGATAAAATTAATTGGTAAAAATTGTAAAATGAGGTCGGAATATTCGTCGTACGAATATTTTTTACATACGTTTTTATGCTACTATTGTAGTAAAGATATGAAGCGCATCAAATCTTTAGGAAAACAATTTCAAGTACTATTAATCAATATTAGTAAATGCCAGGGGGTAATCATGAAAAAATCACAAATTAAAACAAAAAACAGATACGTTGAAAATAAGATAGAAACAGCTATTTGTGTAAATGAATTGAAATATATTTCTGTTGATGATTATGTTTTCTTAAAAGAATGTATAGAAAAAATTTATATAAAAAAAAAAAAANANTNTNTATATATTATTATTATTATTATTATTATTATTATTATTATTATATATATATATATATATATATATATATA